AGCATCTGGAACACCAGTAGATTTCACATTTTTAGGTGGAGGTACAATTGCAGCTGGTGGTAATACTCTTATTCTTGGTAATAGTGGAGATACAATAGATCTTTCAAATGCGACTATTGGAACAATAACGGCTTCTATATTTAAAGGCGGAGTGTTTGAAGGAGATGGTTCAAGTTTAACTAATCTTCCTTCTGCATTTACCCACGTAACAGCCTCAGGTAATATAAGTGCAAGTGGAGATATAACAGCAGCAACAGCTTCTGTTGAATATCTTAACGTAACAGCAGGTGGAAGTAATACTTCAGTAAATGTAGATGATTCTGTAAAATTACGAGCTGATGGTGTAATAACTTGGGGTGCTTCTGCAAATTATGGTGTTTTAACATGGGATTCTAATATTGCTAGAGTATATGCAACCCCAACAGCTAAAAACCTATCATTAGGTGCTAATGGGGCTAATGACCATATTTATATATCACAATCAGGTAATGTTGGTATAGGAACAACTTCACCAGCAGAAAAACTAACAGTAGAAGGTAATATAAGTGCAAGTGGAATGGGTACATTTGCCCAAGTTCGTATAGGTGAAAGTACTACTACAAACTATGGTTTAATAGTAGATTACCCAGACACTAGATTATTACAATTAAAAAGAGGTGGATCCACTAAATTTCAAGTTATAGCAGATAATGCCGATGGTCAAGTAGATATATATGATAATTCTGGCAATAGTGATATTAGATTCCTAGCAGACGGTGATTCTTATTTTGCAAATAATCTTGGTATAGGAACAACTTCACCAGGAGAAAAATTAGAAGTAGTAGGTAATATAAGTGCAAGTGGAACAATTGTTGGTTCGAATTTAAGTGGTACAAACACAGGAGACCAAGACTTAAGTTCATATGCTACCTTAACAAATCTAAATGCGTCATCTTCTACTCTCCAATCAAATATTGACGCAAAGGCAAGTATCACTCAATTAAATGCTTCTTCATCTACACTCCAATCAAATATTGACGGAAAGTTTGCTATAGATACGTCTACAGGTGAAAATATGATAGGAAGCCTTGATCCTGACTCAATAACTGGAACTTTGGTTGGGAGAACTGGCACTAACAATCCTGCAGGAACCTCACAAGATGGAGCCATTATAAACTTATATAAGTCGACTACAGAAGTTGCTCAAATATGGGTAGGAATGTTTGGAGACAGAGGTCGAATGTACGTCAGAAATAAAGATGGTGGAAATTATCAAAATTGGATTAAAATAATTAATAAAACCGATCTAAACGCTTCATCGTCTGCCCTCCAATCAAATATTGACGGTAAATTAGCTTCATCTGCTGTAAGTACGTTTGGTGGAACTTTAATTGATGATGCCAACGCATCTACTGCCAGAGCAACACTAGAATTAGGATCTTCTGATGATGTTACCTTTGGTACAATCGCTGCAACAAGTTTGACTGTAACAAGTATAACATCTTCAATAGTAACTTCTAGTATACTTCAAACAGAAGGTTCAAACATTTTTGGAGATGCATCCTCAGATACACATACCTTTAATGGTAACGTAACGGCCTCAGGTAATATAAGTGCAAGTGGTATAGGTTATTTTAAAAATATTAGTATTGATGAAGCTTCACCAAATTCTAAACTACATGTAGGACTTGCAAATGAATATTCTGGTAAAGCTTTAACATTAGAAAACTCACCAAGTGGTAGATTCCAAGCCTTTGGGTTTGATGGTGCAAATTCATTTTACACAGCTTATGCTCCTACCTTCGTTATAGGATATGGTGAATCAACAGGAGCTAAACCAACTGTTGAAACTATAAAAATAAACCAAGCAGGTACAGTTGAATTTTTAAGCCATATAACAGCCTCAGGTAATATAAGTTCAAGTGGTAGAATTTATGGTACACACTTTGGAACTGGTAATGCTAATAGAAATGCATTAGATTTAGGAACCAATAACACAATGCAGTTTAGAGTTAATGATGGAAGTAGATTAACACTTACTCAAACTGTATTCAGGCCATCAACAGATGAAGCTGTAGCATTAGGTAGAACAGCTCAAAAATGGTCAGAACTAGTAGTTAATCATGTAACAGCCTCAGGTAATATAATTTCAAGTGGAACTGGTACAAATACCTTTGGAGGTGATATAAACCTAGGTGCTAACCATATAGGCAGAGATGGAGACAACTATATAGGTTTTGAAACTGATAATCTAATTAAGTTTAGAGTTGCAGGAGCTACACAAGTAAAACTTTCTGATGGTGTTCTTTCACCTCAAACAGACAGTGATGTTGATTTAGGAACAAATAGTGTTAGATTTGCAAACATCTATGGAGACACTTTATACGGTGATGGAAGTAACTTAACTAATATCCCAGTTGGAACTTCATTTACAAATATAAGCGCAAGTGGTTATGTGTCGGCATCAAAGTTAGCCTTTGGAGGGTCTGGTGATGGCTATTATATTGGAAAATCTGGTGGAGATGGAGAAGCTACTTCAGATTTAAGAATAGGATCTACAACTACAGGTAATACTATAGCAATGGAGTTATTTCATGGAACTAACCCAGTATCTTTAGGAATAGATTACGATGGTGGTAATGCTCTTGCTTTTGTTGACAGTGTACACAGTAGTTTTGACTCTGTGTTACAATTTAAAACAGGAGGTAGTGAAAGATTTAGAATAGGTGCACTTGATTCTGATACTTTCCAAATTAAACCAGCAGCTGCGGCAAATGACGTTGAAATTACTGATAATTCTGGTGCAGTTATACTATATTCAGACACTAGTACAAAACGTATTGGTATAGGAACAAGCACCCCAACAAAAGCACTTCAAGTAACCGGTGCAATAAGTTCAAGTGGAGATATAAAAACAGAAGGAAACTTAGAAATTGGGGCAAATAGTACTAATGCAGATAGAACTTTAGTTATAAGAAATACTACTAAAACTACAACTATTAGTACTACCCCTGACGGTGATAATGCAAAAACAATAATGAGAGGTGGAAATTATACTCATGCCTTACAATTAAAAGATAGCTATAACAATGTTGGTCAAAATGAAGCTGACTTATACTACGCTAGATTAAATGGTGGTTATACGCATGAATCAAAACTAACATTATTTACTTCACAATCAGTTGGAGGATCATCAGCAGGTGCTACTACTACTATTGGAACAGCTACTTCTTCTTTAACAGGTAATGTTGGTATAGGAACTACTACACCAAGTGAAAAGCTTCATGTAGCAGGAAATATAACTCTTGGTAATAATAAAAGACTAACATTTGGAGATTCATCTGGTAATACCGGAACATCTATTACTTATGACTCTAATGCTCTATTTAAAATAACACAAGCAAACTCTGGTGAATTACGACTTAACGCTGGTTTTAATGATAATTCAAGTAATAAAATCACCTTCCAAACTAGAGGTAGTTTAGAAAGAATGCGTATTACAAATGATGGCAATGTTGGTATAGGAACAACCACACCAACTGGAAAACTTCACGTAAGTGGAGCCGTTGCAAACAGTGATTTTTATGTTTCCTCTTCAGGTAATGTTGGTATTGGAACTACTGATCCCCAATATGCAAAACTACAAGTTAATGGAACAACGTTATTTCAAGGTGCATCACAAATCCAAGGTGATCTATCGTTAAGAGGTAATATAAAGGATTTAAACCATGATGGAACGGCATTTGTAACTACTACAACAAGATATACAGGAGGTTCAGAATTAGGATTAGACTTAGATTTTGTTAGAAGTATAAACGCAACTAATGGAGGTAACGTCGGTATTGGAACAACTACACCAGCAGAAAAATTAACAGTAGAAGGTAATATAAGTGCAAGTGGAGATTTAACAGCTGATGACGCAAGTCTTACTTCTTTAACAGTAGCATCTGACACTGACGCCCTAACAATATTGGGTAGAGCTAAATTTTCATCATATGTAAGTGATTACATGTATTTATCTCATTTTGATAATGGTAGTAGTACTAAATATGCTATAAACCAAAATGCAGCAGGTTCAACGTCTATAAATGCAGCATCAGGTCAAAATGTTAGTTTAAAAGTAAACAACTCTACCAAAGTAATACTTAAAGGAACCACTGGTAAAGTAGGTATAGGAACAACCTCACCATCAGAAATACTAACAGTAGAAGGTAATATAAGTGCAAGTGGAACAACATTTACACAATTATTAGAATTACCGTCAGGTGCAGCTGGTAGTAAGGGTATAAATTTAGGTACTTATACGCACATTTATGAATCTGGTGGTTTAAATTTTGATAGTGGAACTGGTACTAGACCTATCTATTTTAGAATTAATGGTACTAAAAAATTAGAATTAGATATAGCCGGGAATGTAACAGCCTCAGGTGATATAGTACTTCAAGGTACTGCTCCATCTATTAGGATACAAGACACAAGACAATTAAATAACCCAGATTGGGACAGTGTTAGTTTAGGTAATATTGAATTTTATAGTTCTGATACAACATCTCCTGGAGCTAGAGTTTTATCTGAAATTGAGGCTTTTAGTAATAATTCAGCCGCGTCGGGTCCTAACTCAGACCTAATATTTAAAACCTCAGCAAACACAGACTCTTCACCCCAAACAAGATTAACAATAGGTCATGACGGGACATCCACATTTACTGGAGCTATAGTTGGAACATTAGGAACAGCAGCACAAACAAACATAACATCTTTAGGTCAATTAACTGCGCTAAATATTAATGGAAATCTTTTATTTGAAAATAATAAAGAATTAAGATGGAAAGATAGTGGCGGATCAGAAAGAACAATATTAGAGCTAACAAATGCAAATGATTTATATTTAGGAGGAAGTTACGCAGGTTCTTTAATATTTGTAGGAGGAGGATCATATGCAGAAGTAGCAAAATTTGATGATAGTGGCCATTTTGTTCAAGCAAGCGGAAAAAATCTAACTACTACTGAAATAACAGCCTCAAGCGATATAAGTGCAAGTGGTGAAATATTTGGTAATAGTCTTAAGTCAGATCAATATCTTTATTTAGGTGCTGATGCTAGTTTTTATCACGATGGTGCAAATATTATTAGAACTGACGATGTATTACACGCTAATGGAGATATACATGTGTTTGATAGAGTAGTTAATAGAGGTCAAACATCAAATTATATTGAGTTTGCAACTAATAAACAAACATTCAATGTTAATCAACCTACATTTACAGGCAATATAACATCCTCAGGTAATATAAGTTCAAGTGGTAATATTGTTGCAAATAACGCAACTTTTGCAGGAACAGTAACTGCCAATGGTACTACATTAACTGGAGCAACGGATATATCAGGAAAGGCAAGCATTGTACAATTAAATGCTTCATCATCTACACTCCAATCAAATATTGACGCAAAACAAGATACAATTTCTAGTGGTAATAGATTAAATGCTAATTTAATTGGTAGTGATGGTAGTATAGGTAATACTGAATTTGGTAGATTAAATGGCGTAGATTTTAATATTAAGACAGAGGTAGATGGAAAGGCAAGTATTGTACAATTAAATACATCATCATCTGCTCTTCAATCAAACATTGATGGAAAACAAGCATCATTAACATTTGGAAAGAGTAGTGGAAACGCTTTAAAATCAGAAGAAGCTCTAACAACAAATGATATTCTTTTAATGGGTAGTTCTCATGTTAAAGGAAGGACATATGAACAGTTAAAATCCGATATATCATTAAACAATGTAGAAAATACTGCAATATCAACTTTTGCTGGTAGTTCAAATATTACAACAGTAGGAACTATTGGAACTGGTACTTGGCAAGGTACTGCCATTGCTTCAGCATATCTAGATTCAGATACAGCCCATTTGTCAGGAACACAAACATTTTCCGGAGCAAAAACATTTAGTAGTAATATTACAGCTAATGGAAATATTGTAGGTGACAATGGTACTAATATAACAGGTATAAACTCTATTGAAGTAGGAGATGGAATTGCAAATAGTACAGACAATACTACAAAACTTACAATTTCAAATAATACGCTAGAATTTTTAATTGCTGATGATACTGCACTTGAAATAGATGCAAATAATATGACTGTTAGTAGAAATATAATAGCTAATAGTAATATATCAGCATCAGGAAATATAAGTTCAAGTGGAACAATACTAGGATTAACAGGATCATTTAGTACTTTAACAGGAGATACTAGCCAAGGAACAAGTTTAGAAGTGGCAGGACCTATCACAGGTTCAATTATAAAATCTACAAATGATTCAGGGTTTGTTGGTACACCATTGATTGTACATCAATTTATGGCATACTTACCTAGTTTTACTGATGGTAATTTTTATTATGGTCATAATACTTATGGTCCTTATCACCATGTTTGGACTAATAATTTATCATCAGAACCTACGGATATGTCTGGTTTAGGAGCAGCTAGACATGCTCACTTTATGCATATTGTACCTGTTAATATGAAAAATATTTCACTTAAAGGAACAGTACAAGCAAGTAACACGGCTGCTGATACAGTTTCAGTAAAAATTTATAAAACAACAAGATCTAATAGTACTACATCAACTAACTCAACTTTAACTTTATTAGGTACAGCAACATCTGATAATATTGATAATGCAAACCATTGCTTTAATATGGACATGTCATCAACTTCAACCATAAATGCTGGAGAAGCACTGGTATTACTACTTATTCCAACAGGAACATCCTGTGCTATAAGAGCAAATTGGACACTTTACGGATACACAAACGGAATATAAAATTATGAGCGATATTACAAAAATAAATGACAATATAAACACACAAGTAAGTGGTTCAAATAAATCATATACTTTATTAGATACAATGTTAAAAGATAATGATATTATTTCAGAAGACCATTATATGTTAGCTATTAAACTTTTAAAAGAAAAAATAGACGAACTTGTTGTTGAAGTAAATAAACTTAAAGGCTAATAATGAGTTATTTAACCAGATCATTAACGTTTAACTCTTCTAAAATATATTATGCAGATACGTCTTTTGGAGGAGAATTTGAAGTCATGATGGACTGGGAGCATCCTTTAATGTCAGCTTCAGCTGCATACGTTTGTGAAAATGGCGGAAATATATTAGAAATAGGATTTGGTATGGGAATATCAGCAGGTTATATACAATCTCATTCAATTACAACGCATACTATAATAGAAAATCATCCAGATATAATTCCAAAAGCTCAATCATGGGCATCAACAAAATCTAACGTAACTATTATAACAGGTAGTTGGTATGATGTTAAAGATTCTTTGTCAACATATGACGGCATATTTTATGATACTTTTGGAGATATAGATATGAAACACTTTAGTTCATCTTTAAGTAGTTTGACAAAATCAAATACAAAAGTAACTTGGTGGAATAATAATACCGATGAAACTAATTATTATAATATACCTAACGTTAATTATCAGGTAATAACAGTAGATCCGCCAAGCAATAGTTATTTTAATAATACAACTTATTATTTACCAAAAAAAGAATTTTAAATGGCAACACAAAATTTAAACGTAGGATACTTTATACAAGGAGACGTTGGGTCTAGCGCTCAAAATGCGCATGGCCAAGCATCAGGAACAGCAAATAGCACGGGAGGTGGTCAACCAAATGCAATACAATATTATCAATCTTCAGGTAGAGGTGGAGGAACTTTTAGATATAGTAGAACTTTTCTTAATTTTGATACATCAGGAATTACAGCAACAACAGGAGCAGTAACTTTATCTATTCCTGGAGTAACAAATGCAGACGCTAAAGTTTATGCTGTAAAAAGTACACATTCAACTCCTATACTTGCTAGTGGTGATGATTTTAATAACATTGATGTAAATACATTATACAGTAGTCTTACAACGTGGGGTACAAGTACAAATACTATAACTTTAAATGCTACTGCTATAGCCCAGATTGAAAATGAAAATGATTTTGATGTAGCTTTACTACTAGAAGATGATGTTAATAATACAGCCTCACCATTAGAAGAAGATGGTGATTTATCTTGTGGAGTAAATTTTGGTGGTACAATTACAATAAATTATACAGCAGCTACAGTATCTCCTCCGTATGTTATTTTTAATTCAGGAAAATACAAAATAACGGCTGGTAAAATAAAAATATAAAAAACTTGATATTTATATATGACTCAAATTGTAACTAAAATAAAATGGAATGAAGCCAATTTTTTGTGGAACTCTAATCCATATACTTGGGATGAAGTCCAACTAGTTCAAGAAATAGAGCAAGAATTAGATGGTGATTCTTCAGAAACAAGCGTTGCAAAAATTGTTGATGAGCTACCTAAAGAAAAGAAAGAAAAACTTATTCATCTTGTTATGCGAAAAAAAGGAATTAAAGTATATGACAAAATGAAAACAACAAAAGACGTTGCCATAACAGCAAAAGACGTTAAATTGTTAATAAAAGATGTAAAGGCCTTTATAACGGCGGAGAATATTGATGTATAAACTATTTACAGACAAAACAGAAATTTTTGAATGCGATATAAATATTTCAGGGGCAAGTTTATCAAGCACACAAACCAGGCTTATAGTAGAGACTCCAGAATTAAATTTACTTTTTAAAGGTAAAGTTGATTCAAATGGTAAGTGTACTGTTCCAATTAAAAAACTAAAAGGAATTATTGGTGAATCATCTAAAGGAAGTATAAGACTAGAAGTTATAGCTGAAGATACATTTTTTGTTCCATGGGAAAGTAATTTTGAAGTAGAAACTTCTAAAAAAGTAACTGTTGAGGTAAAAAGCCAATCTAACTTCCCTGTAATTGCTGAATCTTTTACTCCTACAATAGAAGTTACTGGAATCAAAGAAGAAAAAATAACTTTATCTGAAAAACAACACATTATTAATATAATAAAATTATTAGTAAAAGAAGACATAAGTTTACAAAATCTTTCAATTAAGAAAAATAAACTTAATAAAATTATAGCAGAATATGTTGAAACAAATCCAATAGAAAAAACAGGAGATGTTATTGATAAAGTAGTTAAAGTTCTTGCTAAAAGAAAATAAGGGGTTATAGGTGGCAGATTTCACCAACAATAATATACAAGATACTTATCAACGAGTATTACAACTTGATTCTGACCAAATACAAGACGGTACAGGTAGCGTGGTTTTATCGTCAACAGAATTATCTTCCATACAAGCAATAGGAACTCCAGCAATAGCTGCTAGTGAATGGACACAAATAAAAAATATTGGGTCAGCTCAAATTAGTGCAGGAGAGTGGGGATATGTTGCTACAATGCAAAATGTTAGCACTACGGCATCTCCAACATTTGCAAAGCTTTCTTTAAATGGGAGCGGAGGTACACTTGACCCTGTTTTAGGTTATCCTAGTTCTGGTTCTAAAAATGACCCTCATATAGGCGTAATTAGAGGATCATCAATGTATTTTCGTGAAGCAGAAGATCCTAATAATTTAGAAATAAGTTTTGTTTCAGGTCTAGCAGCGGATATAGCACATATCAAAAATACAGGTACACTTCATAATGCATTAGGAAATGCAGCCGCTGACACCGCAAACACAGCTTCTTTAGCTTCTAATTTAATAGGTTTAAATACATCCGACATATTAACTACCAACACCAACCAAATTATTAGTAGTCTTAAAACTATATATGCAAGTAATAAACTTTTCTTTAGAGACACTGACATATATTTAAACTCTAACACCGATGGTACACTACAAATAGTATCTGATAATAATGTAAATATATTTGGTAACAATGTAAAAGTATTTGCACCTCTTACTTCATCTGCGCTGTGGTTAAGCGGTTCTCTTTCTGAAAACGTATACATTAACAATGGGCACATAACAGCCTCAGGTGATATAAGTTCAAGTGGTAATATAATAGCAAATAATTACTTTATGAGAGATCATATAGCAATTGCAGAAACAACTAATAAAATTGCATTTGGGTTTGAAAACTATACTTCTATTCAAATTGGAAAAAATAATAATCCTATAACCTTAGTAGGTAACGTAACAGCTTCAGGTAATATAAGTTCAAGTGGAAAAATTTATGGTAGACAATTTGAACAAATAGAAACTAATTGTTCAATTAATTTTAATGGTGGCCACTTTGCATACCTACCTTTATCTAATCAAAATACAAACGACAGCGAGTTGTCAACTAATCTAAATATAAATAGGGTGGCTGTTGTTCCTGGTAAACCTGTAAAATCAATTATAAGAGCAACGGGAAATAGTTTAGGTGATAACACTCCTTACACTATGAGTTATTGGGAGGCTAAAGAAACAGAACCAACAACCCCAATTTTTAAGGCCGCAGTATATGCTGACACGGACAGTAGTAGTAATAAAGATGCAATAAGATTTGATTGGTCTTCACCAAATTCAGGTTCGACAATCGATATAGAGGAAGGATCTCGTATTTTTATGAGCTTATCTTCAAGTAATTCTGGTACTACTGGTTATATAATAACCCACCTTTGGGAATGGGATTATAATAGTTAAAACTGATATTTATATAAGATGATAAAACTAGTAGACATATTAAATGAAGGAGTATACGATCCAGGAATTTTTAAAGCAGTATTTACTGCAGGAGGTCCTGGTAGCGGAAAATCATATGCAGCATCAAGTCTATTTGGTATGCCTGAAAAAATGCCCTTTGTTTCTGCCCAAGGACTTAAATCCGTTAATAGTGATAAATATTTTGAAACGTATTTGCAAATGAAAGGCTTAAGCCAAGATATAGCAAAGTTAAATCCAGACGAATACGAACAAGCAATGAAACTAAGACAAAAAAGTAAAAAAGTTAGAGACGCTGCCCTTAAAAATTACATAAATGGAAGACTAGGTTTACTTATAGATGGAACAGGTAAAAATTATCCTAATATAGCCAAACAGAAAAAAAGATTACAAGACGTAGGGTACGACTGTTTCATGATATTCGTTAATACAGATCTAGACGTTGCCCTTGAAAGAAACCAGGAAAGAGAAAGAAAACTTCCAACAGAATTAGTAAAATCTTCTTGGCAGGCGGTCCAAAATAATCTAGGTAAATTTCAATCTCTTTTTGGTTCTAGTAACGTGTTAGTTGTAGATAATTCAGAAAAAAAAGATTTTGCAGATATTATAAAATCAAAGGCAAGAGAGTTTGTAACTAGGCCTGTACAAAATCACATAGCAAAAAAATGGATCAAAAAAGAATTAGAGCTTAGGAAATCAAAATGAGTTTAGGAAAGTATTTATCAGATAAAATTTTACTTGAGGAAACTAATATTAAAACTATTGTTGCAATATATCCTGGAAGATTTCAACCTATGGGAGCTCACCACGCAAAGACATTTAAGTGGCTTCAGTCAAAGTTTAAAGAGGCATATGTTGGAACAAGCGATAAAGTAGATTTACCAAAATCACCATTTTCTTTTGTAGAAAAGAAAAAAATAATAAATTCTCACGGAATATCAAACGTTGTAAAAATAAAAAATCCATATAAAGCAGAAGAAATATTAAAGAAGTATGACCCTAAAACTACTGCAGCTGTATTTATGGTTGGTAAAAAAGACGCACAAAGATTAGGTGGTAAGTTTTTTAAACCATGGAAAGGAAAAGCTGAGGTAGGATATAGAGATGGAGCTTATACAATAATAGCACCTCATGTTAGTATGAATGTACCAGGATATGGAGAGATGAGTGGTACTGCAATAAGAAAAGCTTTAGGCGATACTCAATTAAGTAAGCCAGAAAAATTAAAAATTTTTAGAGGAATATTTGGCCACACTAAAAATTATGACCTTATTATTGATAAACTAGAAAAGCTAAATGAAACAATTGAAAGTTTTTGTAAAAGTAGTAAAATATTAGATATAATAAAGGAAGCCTCAACAATGCCTCTCTCCCAAGCAGATGTTGATGATGGACCAAGATATTTTTATGGTACCCAAAAATCATATAGATTTGATAATAAAAAACTAGCACAAAAAATGGGAATGGAAGTTTTAAATTATATAGTTGGAGAAGAAGAATTTTTTCAACACGATACAGCGTTTAAAAAAGATTTTACTGGAGGACCAACAGGAGCAGTAACGTATTTTCCAGCTGGTATACCGGCAACAGGTGATAAAGGTGTTAGTGCAGGAACAAATTACTTAGAAGATAGAGTGGGTAGAGATGCATTTAGTCGTTGGGCTAGCTGGTCAAAATATATATCGCAAGCAGCAGGATACCAATTTCTTAATTTTTTAGGATCTGAAATATCAATTAAACAAAGTAAGTTAGAGCCAATAACGCAAGATAAAGAAATGAAAAAACTACAAAAAATGTTAAATAAACAAAAAAGCGTTAAAATAGCCGATCAAGAAGTAACCACTATAAAACCAACTTCGATACATTCAGTAGATGAAAGCTTAGGAAAGTGGTTAGCCAATCAATTATTGCTAACTGAAGGCGGAGCATACGGCCATATGTCTCATCCATTTGATGATAGAGGTTTGACATTTGGAGACTTTAAAGGTATTATTAATCTAGCCCTTCAAGGCAGATTAGATCTAGAAAAAGCTGCTACTGAAAAAACTGATGGACAAAATTTATTTATTAGTTGGAATGGCAAAATGTTAGCAGCTAGAAATACTGGAGACCTAAAACGTGGAGGTATGGATTATAAGGCAGTTGCAAAAAAGTTTGCAGGTAGAGGAAATATAGAAAAAGCTTTTACTTTTGCAATGAAAGACTTGTCAAAAGCAATTGGTAGTTTATCTTTAAAGCAACAAGAAAAAATATTTGATGGTGGTAATAACTGGGTAAACATGGAAATTATGTTTCCAGCTTCTGCAAATGTTATTACTTATGACGCACCATATCTACAGTTTCATAACGTATTACAATATAAAGATGGTAAAGCAATAGGATCTGTTCAAAATGGCGCAAGAATTTTAGCTGGAATGATTACACAAACAAATCAATCAGTACAAAAAAACTTTTCTATTATAGGTCCCAAGGTTCTTAAAATGAAACCTCACCAAGACTATGCAGATAAAAAACCATATTTTACGGCAAAATTAAATAAGTTAATGAAAAAGTATAATATGAAAGACACATCTACTTTTGCAGAATATCATCAAGCTTGGTGGGAAAATTTCGTTGATAAAAAAATAAAAGGTGTAGATAATACAATTAAAATGGGACTGGTTAAACGTCGGGCATTTTTTGATAAATCTTTTAGATTAGACAAGAAAAATTTTACAGATGAAAACATGCTTAAAAAAGCCAAAGAGTTTGATAAGTTAAAACATGCAGACCAAGTAAAAGAAAATATGCTTCCGTTTGAAACTTTATTTTTTGAATTAGGAGCAGAAGTACTTAAAAATGTAGAAGGTTTTTTAGCTGCTAATCCCGATAAAGCTATTCAAAATGTAAGAAAACAGGTTGCAAAAGCAATTAACGATGTTAGAAAAGGCGGAGATTTAAAAAAGTTAAATAGAATGACTCAGCAATTACAAAAAATTGCTGCTATTGGAGGATTTAAAACTATAATTCCAAGCGAAGGATTAGTTTTTATATATAAAGGAAACACATATAAATTAACAGGAGCATTTGCGCCAGTAAATCAAATTACTGGCATGATGACTTTCTAAAGGAGAAAAGGTTATGAAAAAATATATTCCAGAACATAAAGTTCAAAGAATGAGAAATTTAGCAACAAAAAAGTTTGGTGCAAAAACAAAAATACAGGTAGGTTATAAAAAAAATAATGAAGAGCATAAAGAAGGTGATGTCTGGACAGAAGGTAAAAAAACTTGGACAATAAAAAATGGAATTACTCAAACAGTAACTAAACTAGATAAAGCTAGAAACACGGTTATTATGCCAATGTTTTGTCCAAAATGCAATGATAAATATATGCGAGGTCAACTAGATAAATTATTTTGGAAATTGTATGGTGAATGTTCAAAATGTAGAATAGCATATGAAACAGACTTAAAAATAAAAGGTACGTATGGAGAATACGAAAAAAACATTCTTGCAGGCAATATAAAAGATTGGAAAAATGACCTAGAGTCAGCAGCCAAAAGTTTTGTATCTGAAACTAATCGTAAAGGATATGTTACTGAAACAGGAAAAATAGAAGATTGGTCAAAAGAAAATAAAACTGAAATAGAAAAAACTGTTAACGAAACAATATCTGGAATTAGTAAAAAGCTAACTTCACAGCTTGAAAAGTTGAATAACAACAACTAATACTATATTTATTGTAGTATAATAAGAATAATTTATTGGGATTAAACTATGGATATAACAACATTTAAAAAAATATTAGCTGAAGAAATTCACTCTGTTCTAAATGAGGCTTCAATAACAAAAAGATTTACTAAAGCTGTTGAAGCATACAGAACAATACAAGTAAAACAACAAGAATTAAGGAAAAAATTTGTTGCTGAAAAAGATCCAAAAAAGAAAGAAGCTTTAAAACAATCTTTAATTAGTTTGCATAAAAAAGTACAAAAAGCCGAATCAGATTTTAATTCTGCTCTAAAATCAGAACCAATAGATGACTTAACAGAAAAAAGCCAAGGTCTTTGGGCAAATATACATGCCAAAAGAAAAAGAGGCGAAAAACCGGCAAAAAAAGGAAGTAAAGCGCACAAAAAAGCAGTAAAAGCTGCCAGGTCTATAAATAAATCTGAAGGCAAATTAAATGAATCTCCAACAGATATATTGGCAAGCGATATTGGCGGTAAAGTATATTCTGCAACAGGTGGACGTACAGCTCAAGCACAAAAAACAAATAAAACTTTTGACGATGGAGTACCAGTACTAAAAAATATTGCAAGGGCAAAAAAAGAAACGGTTAAATTGCCTAAAAAATTTAAAGTAGTTGTAGACGAAAGATATGGGTGGTATTATTATTTTGATAAAGGATATTGGTACGGTATAGATAAAAAGAAATACAGTACACCACCATTTGAATATTAAATAAGGAGAAAACGTTATGAGTATATTAACAAAGTTATTTTCAGGCGGAGCAGCCGATTTAGTAAAAGGTGTAGGTGGAGTCATAGATAACCTACATACTTCTAAAGAAGAAAAATTAGCAGCAGAACAAAAAATAAAAAAATTGGTTTCTGATTATGAAACTAAAATGGAGGCTAATATAACTGATAGGTGGAAATCAGATATGAATTCTGATTCTTGGTTATCAAAAAATGTTAGGCCAATGGTACTTATATTTTTAGTAGTATGTACAGTATTAATGATATTTATTGATGCAGGATCTATAAACTTTGTTGTAGAAGAAAAATGGACAGATCTTCTACAATTAGTACTTATTACAGTTATTGGTGCATATTTTGGCGGTAGATCTTTTGAAAAGAGAAAGAAATAACGTATTAAAATTGTCTTAAAAATATATTTATATATATGAAGAAGACTAAATCTCTTAAAAGCATAATTAAAGAAGAGTATGTAAAGTGTGCAAAAGATCCTGTGTACTTTATGAAAAAATACTGCCAAATTCAACATCCTACCCGTGGAAGAATTCCATTTAATTTATTTCAATTTCAAGAAAGATCTTTAGAAGAATTTCAAGCACACGACTACAATATAATACTAAAATCCAGGCAATTAGGTATATCAACAATATCTGCTGGATATTCATTATGGCTTATGCTATTTCAACAAGATAAGAATGTACTTGTAATTGCAACAAAACAAGAAGTTGCAAAAAACCTTGTCACTAAAGTTAGAGAGATGCATAATTATTTACCTAGCTGGTTAAAAGGAGTTACCGTTGAGGACAATAAACTTTCATTGAGATTTAAAAATGGTTCTCAAATTAAAGCGGTTTCTAGTTCAGGCGATGCAGGTAGATCGGAAGCACTATCACTACTAATAATTGATGAGGCAGCGTTTATTAAAGGCGTTGAAGAAATATGGGCTTCTGCACAGCAAACATTAGCAACTGGAGGTAAAGCAATTGTATTATCTACACCAAACGGAATAGGTAACTTTTTTCATAAAACTTGGGTAAAAGCAGAAGAAGGAACAAACACCTTTAATACTATTAGACTGCATTGGTCAGTACACCCTGAAAGAAATAAAACTTGGAGAAATGAACAAGACGAGTTATTAGGCCCTAAATTAGCTGCACAAGAATGTGACTGTGACTTTATATCTTCTGGTAATAGCGTAATAGATGGCTCTCTTATAGAATGGTATAAAACAACCCACTTACAAGACCCAAAAGAAAAAAGAGGTTTTGACGGTAATTATTGGATATGGGAAACTTGCGATTATGCTAAAAATTACATTGTTGTAGCTGATGTTGCTAGAGGCGATGGAAGTGACTTTTCTACATTCCATGTTATAGATGTAGAAACAATAACACAGGTTGCAGAATATAGAGGACAATTAACTCCTAAAGATTTTGGTAATATGCTAGTAGGTGTAGCAACTGAATATAACGATGCTTTATTGGTAATAGAAAACGCCAGTGTAGGATTTGGGGCAATTCAAAGTGCTATAGATAGAGGATATAAAAACTTATATTACACGTATAAGCAAGACGGAGTAGTTGATGCAACAACACAACTAACAAAAGGTTATGACTTAAAAGATAAATCACAAATGACACCAGGTTTTACAACATCATCTAAGACAAGGCCACTTTTAATATCTAAACTTGATATTTATATAAGAGAAAAAGGGTGTATAATTAGATCAAACAGGCTATTGGAAGAACTCAGAGTTTTTGTTTGGAATGGAAGCAAAGCAGAGGCTCAAAGAGGATATAACGATGATTTAGTTATGGCTTTTTCAATTGGCATGTGGGTAAGAGATACTGCCCTTAAGCTTAAGCAACAAGGTATTGAGCTAGATAAACTAGCTTTAAATAGAATAGGAAAATCAGCTGGTGGAATATACACCAACACAGGATTAAGTTCTAATCCATGGTCTCAAAAAACTAGAGGCGGACAGGATGAAGACTTAACTTGGTTAATTAAATAGGTTACAGAGGAAATTATTATGGCAGATAAAACATTTTTTGGAAGATTAAAACAGGCTTTTTCTACTTCTACTATAGTTAGAAAAATAGGAGATGGTGGATTAAAGGTGGTAGATCCAGCAAGACTTCAGTCAAGCGGAAATTTAGCATCTAATTCTTTAGTTGATAGATTTAATAGAATACATATGAGCAAGGGCAATGGTAGTGTTTATAATCCAGCTAATGCGTTTGCACAACTAAGACTAGAGCTTTTTAGTGAGTATGAGTCAATGGATACAGATTCTATAATATCATCAGCATTAGATATATATTCAGATGAATCTACAATTAAAAACGAGTTTGGAGATATATTAAAAATAAATTCTGAAAAAGAAGAAATAAAAGAAATATTGCATAATTTATTTTACGATGTATTAAATATTGAATTTAATCTTTGGCCTTGGGTTAGAAACATGGTAAAATATGGCGACTTCTATTTAAAAATGAATATTTTAGAAAAGGTTGGAGTTACAAACGTTCAACCAATTTCTGTTTATGAAATAATGAGAGAAGAAGGTACAGACCCAGAAAGACCAGAATATGTTAGATTTGTTCATGACCCATCAATGGGAGGAGGATCTTCCACGTATCATAAACCAGCTGGATCCAAATCACATTTTGAAAATTATGAAATAGCTCACTTTAGATTATTATCAGACACAAACTTTTTGCCGTATGGTAAGTCAATATTAGAAGGTGCAAGAAAAACTTGGAAGCAATTAACTCTTATGGAAGATGCAATGATGATTCATAGGATTATGAGAGCACCATCTAAAAGAGTATTTAACATAGATATAGGAAACATACCTCCAAATGAAGTAGATTCATATATGCAACAAGTAATTAATAGGATGAAAAAAACTCCATATATCGATCAAAATACTGGAGATTACAATCTTAAATTTAATTTACAAAACATGTTAGAAGATTTTTATTTACCAACTAGAGGAGGAAATAGTGGAACTGGAATAGAAGACTTAGGCGGATTAGAATGGACAGGAACAGAAGATATAGAGTATCTAAAAAATAGAATGTTAGCTGCGTTAAGAATGCCAAAAGCTTTTATTGGATATGAAGAAGGAGTCGATGGCAAAGCAACATTAGCAGCATTAGATGTAAGATTTGCTAGAACAATAGAAAGAATACAAAGAATTACCGTTTCAGAACTTACAAAAATTGCTTTAGTACACCTATATTCTCAAGGATATAGTGACGATGATTTAGTAGATTTTAGTTTAGAGTTAACTAATCCGTCAACAATATATGAGCAAGAAAAAATTGAGCTATGGTCGTCTAAAAATAGATTAGCAGACGATTTAAAAGCCGGGCAAATGGTTTCAGAAGATTGGATATACGATAAAATATTTGGTTTAAGTAAAGATGATGTTAATTTACAAAGAGAAAAAGTTGTTGAAGATACCATTCAAAAATATAGAAGAAGTATGATTGAAAACGAAGGTAAAGATCCTGCAAAAGAGCCATCAGTTGCAGAGTCAGTAAAAGCCAAAAATAAAAGGGAAAAACTTAGAGCCTCGGGAGATACTAGAAAAACAAGAGGTGGAAAAACAGATGCAGATGTAGGAAGACCAATTGAAGGAGATTACTATGGAACAGACAATGGAGCCAGAGGTAGAGATCCTCTCGGTCAAGAAAAAATGCATAGAGATGTTAAAAATAAAGATAGAAAAATTAGACCTAAATTTAAAAATAGCAACCCTTTAGCTAGAGAAATTGCAAATTCTATGAATTTATTTAATAATAATAAAAAAATATTGCAAGAAGAGTCTGGTTTACTAGATGAGTCTAATTTAATCAACAAGGACTTAACATAACGAGGATTTTAATATATTTATATATGAATATAAGTATGTACTGAAAAAGGAGAACTTTTAGTGGCTAAAAATATCAAACATTCGAAAATAAAAAATACTGGAGTATTATTTGAACTATTAGTTAGGCAAATAACTACCGATACATTAAATGGAATTGAAAAATCTCCTGCATTAAACATAGTAAAAGAATATTTTTCAAAAGGAAAGGCTTTAAAAAAAGAACTGGATTTATATAGCTCTTTAACTAAAGAAAAATTTGCTTCTTCAAGTAAGGCTGAAAAATTTTTAGATATGGTTTTAATAGAAAGAACTAAAATTACTTCTACAGAATTAAAACGTCAAAAATATAATCTAATAAAAGAAATAGGTAGAAATTATTCTCTAGACACTTTTTTTAGAACAAAAATAAACAACTATAGGGTAAACGCCTCAATATATCAACTATTTGAGGGAATAAATTCTACTGAAGTTAAAAACCCTAGATTAATTCTTAATTTTAGAGAAACTATAGTTGAGCATGTAATTTCTAATTCTCCTAAATCTCAACAAGAAAAAATGATTAAAGAATATTCAAAGCAAGATAAATCTATGCGATTGTTGAGCTATAAAGTACTTTTAGAAAAGTTTAATGAAAAGTATGGAAAAGCATTAAACACTGGGCAAAAAGTATTATTAAAAAAATATATAAGTGGACAGAACCAAAAATTAGTAGAATACTTAAATGTTGAAGCTAAAAGTAGTAAAACAAAAATTAATGCTTTTGCAAATAAAATTAATGATAAGATAACTGTAATTAAATTAAAAGAAGTATCTAATCAACTGGATAAAATACAAAACGCAAAAACCCCTACTGATTCTTATCTAACAACAATGATGAATGTATACGAACTAATACAGGAGTTAACTAATGTCCGTTAGTGAAGAATTAAAAAAAATAATAGATGAAATAATTGGTGAAGATTGTGGTTGTATGGACGAAGATCTAGAAGAAGTATCAACTACAGCAAATGTAGCAGGATACCAAACCCCATACGCGTTTACAAGTAAAAAATCTAAAGACAAAAAAGATAAAATAGCTACTACTAGCACAGGATATACTGTTGTAAAAGAAATGTATGACCAAAATTATCCGTCGTTTAAACAAGATGAAGGTAAAAATTCTAAACAAAAGGTAAATGGAGCTATTAAAGAAATAAATAAAAGACTTTTTCAAATAGAAAGAATAATTAATAGAGCTTCAAAGCTAAAAAGTGAAGACGGAATCACTAATGACAAATATTGGAAATCTACTGGCCCAAGGATAAATAAAATAGCTGAAAGATTATTCAAAGTATCTAAAAAACTAAGAGAAATTGCGGGGTAAATTATGCACAAAAACGAAGTTACATGGCAACAATTTAGAAATAATATAAAAAATAAAACTTTTATACACGAAGGCAAAGAAGTCAAAGGATGGGACTTGCCAATGCATAAGCAAACTAAAATGTACTCTGAAATGTCTTACAATAGAAGTACATACGCAGCATATATTAATAGTGGAGTAAAAAATGTCTAAGTCACTACTTATAGATTATACACCGTTTGAAGTATCGCCTCAAATGATAAATGAATCAGAATCAAAAAACAATGGTAGAGTAATAGTTACAGGTTGCCTACAAAGAGCTGAGGCAAAAAACCAAAACGGTAGAGTATATCCAAAAGAAATATTAATGCGAGAAGTTGCAAATTACAAAAAAGTTCAAATATCTGAAAAAAGAGCACTTGGAGAGTTAGACCATCCAGAATCTTCTGTTGTAAATTTACAAAACGTTTCACATAACGTATTAGAAGTTTGGTGGAAAGGTGATGAAGTTATGGGAAAAGTAGAAGTACTTAGCACTCCAGCCGGAAATATACTAAAAGAACTACTTAAAGCAGGAATAAAATTAGGAATAAGCTCAAGAGGACTAGGTAGTGTCGAAGAGCTTAGAGAAGATCCAGGGTCTGTAGAAGTAAAAGATGATTTTGAATTAATTTGTTGGGACTTTGTTTCTAATCCATCTACACATGGAGCTTTTATGAGCCCAACTATGAATGAAAGCATAAATAAAACAACAATAAAAGAAAATAAATACACTAAGGTTAACGGATTAATATCCGATATTCTTTGCGAAATGACTGGAAAATGTGAAATACCTAGTCATAAAAAGAATCCTTGTGGATGTGGAGGTAAATAATGGCATTTTTAATAAATAACGCGTACGGACCATATGGAAGATATAATGAAGTTGTTACAGTAAACAATGCAACTAAAGGGTTTCAATCAGGCTCAAATTTAGGAGCCGCTGCTGTAATTAAAGAGGATGGCGCAACTGGAACACTTACTCTTGCTAAAGGAGGAACTATAAACCTTGCCCACCTAACTGCAGGAAGTTTGTATGAAATAGGAATATCAGCAGTTACAGTTTCTAACACAAAAGATGTATACGTACTTAAAAGATAGAGGTAAAACATGAAATTAAAAAAGATATTATCGGAAAGTAAACTACGACCAGAACAAAAAGCTATTTTTTTAGAAGCAGTTTCTAAATTTAACGACTTTGGAAAAAATATATATAGAGAAGGCGACTTAAAAGAGGTTGTAGAATCAATTAAAAAATTATCTGCTAGTGCAGGAAATTATATTGTTTCTGAAACAGATAATTGGTTTGATGGAGTTACTGTTAAAAAAGATGTCAAAGAAATAAATA